TCAAGTAATTGATTAGTAAGGTTTTAATTCTACTACATTATGCAATATCAGGGTCGTAAACTTAGTTCATTGCGTCATGTAATGCTTGTTTACGCCTCATTCTTGCGTTCTCTTTAGCATTGAGTGTTTCTCCCTTACCGCCTACTGCTAGTTCTTGTGGCTTTGGCTTATTACGCTTCTTTTCTTGTTTCTCAAGAGTAGACTCTACATGAGGTCTAAGCATAGCGTTTTCTGGCGGATAGCTTCTTGTCATGTGTTTCATGCTTTGCTTTCAATGTACTTAGCGTAGTGTTCTTCTAACTTAGCTTTACGCTTGCCTTTAGCATGGGTGCGTTCTTCGCTTAATGCTATTGCCAACGCTTGTTTCTTTGGCTTTCCTGCGGCAACCTCAGTTTTGTAGTTTTTGCCTACAGATTGAGCAGAGCCTGATTTGTCCATTGGCATGATAATTCCTTACTTGAGGTTTTTGAGCTTGTATAGGGTAGAGTCTATTAATTGAGCGATTTCGTCAATAATATTCTGTAATTGGGTTTCTTGCGGCAAATCTTGGCGAGCAGCATCTACAAAATTCTTCAATGATTCCAAGTACTTAACTGGTTCTTTTGGCTGGTGATAAGTAGATGGGAACTCAGTTATCTTAGAATAGCAACCCATATAGGCTTCTACTAAATCATCTACTAATCCTACAATTTCATCGTAATAAGTGCCAAGGGCCATGTGTTTAGAAAAAGAGTCGGTTGACCAATGAAAGAAATGAGTATTTGTTGCGCTGTGCAGTAGGGTAGAGGCAAACATAGCCATGTTTTCATTCATAAATCACTCCATTTTTATTGATTTTAACACTTCAATTGCTTCTTCGCTTGAATTTACCCTGTACAAGTGACCGCCTTTCCAGCCAGCAATAAACTTCAATTGGTCAGGGGTAAACTTCTTGTCAGCGCCATCTTTAATTTCCATTAAAATAGTTTGTCCTTCAAAAGCAACCAAAACATCTGGTATACCCTTACCAACCATATGCAATAGGTAAACATCAGCACCATAATCTCGTAGCGCCTTTACAACATCGTTTTGGTTTTTATCTACTTTTTTAGCAAATGACATATGTTTAGGTTAGTATTTGGTAACTTCTTGATTATAGGGGATTTTTAATGGCTGGTTATCATTTGACGGATGAGCAATGGATTGAGTCTTGGAATAAAACAGGAAGTCCAAGTGAGTTTGCAAAATTACATGGTATAGCAGTTAGAAATGTTATGGCTAGGCGTAGGTCAATAGAAAATAGACTGCGTATCAAATTAGACACATTTAATAGTCAAAATCCAGCTTATGTTAAAAAAATACAACAGACTCCTGGCAATGTACGCAGAGGCATGGATATAGAAAAAGGCAGAGTTATTGTGTTTTCTGACGCACATTTTTGGCCTGACGAAACGACTACAGCGTTTAAAGCACTTATTGAAATGATTAAAGAGTTTAAGCCTACTGCCATCGTGTGCAATGGGGATGCGCTAGACGGTGCTTCTATTAGTCGTTTTCCTCGTACTGATTGGAGCAAGCTACCAACTATGAAAGAAGAACTGGAAGCGTGTCAATATTTCTTGGGCGAAATTGAATCAGTTGCCAAAGGTGCTAAATTGTTTTTTCCAATGGGCAATCATGACCAAAGGCTAGAGGCTAACATTGTTGCCAATCTTCCGTCTTTTGAAGGTATACCTGGCACTAGCCTTAAAGATTACTTTCCTATGTGGCAGCCTTGTTGGTCTTTTTGGGTAAATGAAGATACTTGTATTAAGCATCGTTGGAAAGGTGGCTGGACAGGCGGTAGGAATAATGCCGTTAATTCAGGTGTCAACATGATTACTGGTCATACTCATGTGTTATCTGCCATTCCATTTAACGATTACAACGGTACACGCTGGGGCGTACAGACAGGAACTCTAGCTGACCCTAATGGGCAACAGTTCAGCTATACAGAAGATACCCCTAAAGATTGGAATAGCGGCTTTGTAATGCTATCTTTTGAGCGCAGCAAACTATTGCAGCCTGAAATGATTAGAGTTTGGGGTGAAGATGAAGTTGAATTTAGAGGCAAGATACATCAAGTATGAAGTTAACAGCTCCTATTCTTCGTAATTTATATTCAGCAATCTATTGCATGAAGCCATTTGATAGATGGAATATGCCTTTGCCAGAGCAGATTTGTTTTATTGTGGACAAAGACCAGCAAGTAATGGGCAGTTATTTATACGATGATGGTGAGAAATACGAGCATACCATTACTATTTCTTCTGCTCGTTGCGGTCATCTTGATACTGTGATTCGTGTTTTGTGCCATGAATGTATCCACATGAGCCGTCACAAATCGAGCAAGTGGACTCATCACGATAAGGAGTTTCGTAATAGAGCGCACCGTATTTCGTCTGAATTAGGGTTTGACCCTTTAGAGCTGTAGCTTCAGCTGCCAAACGGTCTGCCGTAGTAAATGTTGTCATTTGCTAATTCCTTTTCCAAGTTTTTCGCTGACTCGTTCCAATAACTCCTCACAGGATATTTGGTATTTTCTTTCAAAACCTTTGACACCCAATCCGTGAAGCCCATCGTTTCCCCTATGGTGAGCTGGGCAAAGAGGCAAGATTGGGGATGTAGCCCGAACAGCTCCATACCTTCGTACATGATGGAGTTCTGCCTCTGAGCCTTCAATCCCAAAGAATTCGGAGCATAAAATACATCCGAGCGCTGCAGTCTGACGCATAATGTTCTTTTCATCTTTAGTCATCCAAAAAATCTTTTTCTATTTTTGCTTCTTGACCAAATGGTATTAAATCAATCTGTGGAATCCAATAACAAGGTTCACGGCCTTCGCCTTTAGCACCCCAATAATGTTCTTGTTTGCCGTTTTTACCCCAAATCCAACCAGCTATGCGGTATTTGCCATTAATTCCAACAAGCAAATAAAATTTTCTATTGTCTGGGTCATCTTTTTTAATTTGTAAATGGCCCGTGTGGTACGGAGTACATCGGCAATCTACATCACCTACATCAGGCAATGGGTAAGTTCTTTTATTCCAATATACATTCATAGCTTTGGCTAAAGCACATTCAGACAATGCGCCTTCAATATGCCTAGACCATGCGCCTTCTTTGTTTTCGCCAGAAAAAGACTTTTTGTTTTTATTAATATCCTCTAGTTGCCGTTGTATACCTACTTGAGCAGCTACTCGAATTTCATAAAGGTCAAGTTCTGTATTCATTGATTAATCCATTGGTCTTTCACCGCCCTTATGGTTGAAATTTCAAGCCTAATACTTTCATCAGCTAAATCATGAGCTATTTTGGTAGCTTTTTCGTATTGATTTTTAAGTGTAGCGTTGTGATAGCATTTTAATAATTTTTGTATACGCAAATAGTTTTCAGAGTAATCATTCATCTAGTCATTCTTTCAATATTACGGTTGCTTGCTTCAGTTGTGCGCCATGCCTCAAATCTCATCTTAGCTGCCTCTAATTGCCATCTAAGCGCTTCTGTTTGTTCTGTGGCTATTCCAATGGCTTTGCATAGGTCTTGATATTCTTGGCTTGCGTAGGCTTCCATTTCTTTTGCGGCAATGCTAGAACCCTTTGATTCGGTAGCTTTAATTGCTCTAAGAGAATGTCTAAAATTTTCCAACTCTGCCAATCTGCCTTTTGCAGCAGCATAATCTGGCGCTTTCTTGAAAATGAAGTCAATCGCATCATTTGGGTCTTTCATTTAAGGTTCATCCATAAGCCAACTTGGGCGGCAGCATAACCAACCCAAATTAAACTGTTTGACATAGAGCCTTTGGTAAATTGCAATATTCCTACAATTAAATACCCAATCCCTGTTGCTGCGACAATGTATTTTTCCAACATCCCCATTCCCCTTTATTTCCTAACTTATATTGCGTGTAAAAATCTCTTAATAATGATTCAGGCAGTTTTTTTTCACTAATGTAGTTTCTAAACCACGCTAATCCTTTTTTATGCCGTAAAGCGCATAGATACCTTACTCCACATTCATGTTTAGTTTTTTCAAGCACTTTTCTTTGAGAGTCTGGTAAGTATCATAACCATTGCCGATAACACCAAGTTCTCTAGCTTTTGCTTCAATACCTTCATTAGTAAACATCCACTTTTTGTCAATTTTCTCTCTCCTTGGTTCAATGATTAACTCATCTTCCCAGCGTTCTTGATTTAGCCAAGTTGCTGGATGAGGTATAAATTCTAACTCAGTTTCTTTAGCTTTCCAATACGATAAATGGTCATCTATGGCCCTGCAAGCGTCTAGTTGTTGTTGTTCTGTTAACTTGGCAAATGCTTTACGAGCAATTGCTTTGGCTATCTTTCTTGGATATAAAGACCAGAATTCATCAAACATTACTAATTCCATTTTTAAGGTCTTTAATACGATTTTCTAACACATAAATTGCAGTATTAAAACATCCAGTACCTTCAGATTGTGGTTTGTAATATTTTTCTTTTAAAGTGTCAACTTCGGTTTGCAAAACTAATAAATAATTATCTAAATTTATTTTATTCATTGCAGTACCCTTGGGCTTGATGGTGTAGATGGGCTGCTTGGTACTGTGTAGCCTGTGTTGCCTACAACGCTTTGTTTATAACCGTTTGGAGTTGTGATAACTACCTGGTTTGGATAAAGAGTAGCAGTCTGGGTTGTAACGCCCATAGCGTTTACAAATTGCGCTGTGTTGCCGTTAATTTGTACCGTTCCAACATTGTAGCCACGACTGTCAGTCATTGGATAAGTTTGAGCTTTAGCTGGTATACCATAAGCCAACATTGCACCTAATACTGCACCTAATAAACACGCACCTAAAAAGTCTTTCATTTAATTCCCCTTAAATGTTTACTCGTTATTGAGTAGATGTAGTTTCCCCAATATTCTAGTTATAGTCCACTAGTATTTATACCTATGTTGCTTTTATACCAATCCCAAGAGGTTTGAGCGCACCTAGCCTACCTAAGTGCGCCTTCAGAGTATTCCCATTGAGGAATCGCTCACCCGACAGTCTTGCGAGGCACAGGCACTATCTTCGCCACCTGTATTGCGCTGTTTCAGCCTCTTACCCTACTAGTAACGCTATAACCTTATGCCGCTACGATGTCGTTAGAGCCGCCAGCACAAGGG